CAAACTACCAGAAGAACCTTACAAAGCAGCCAGCTATCCTGAATCTGGTGTGTATCGTGATAAAGATAGTCGTACACATTTGTACTTCGTTGATAAAGAATACGGTACAGTCAATACCATCTACGGTCAGTGGAGTCTGTACATGACTGAAGAAAAAGATATTTCAGAAGCAAGTGTCTCTGAGCAACTAGTCCTTAAACTTATTGCAGCTTCACACGGGAAACTACTATGATCAGCCAATCTACCAAACACTATGCACGTAGTAGCTTAACTCATATGCTGAATGCTATTGAGTGGCAAATCACCTATGCAAAAGCTAAAGTAGCTTATCACTGGGAACGTTCTGATGCATCCAAGCCAGAAATAACAGCGTATCATTTCCATGAGTTAAACCTATGGAAGAATGACCTACGTAAAAGCCGTAAAAACGCAACTAAACTCCGTAAAGCCCTTAAGGAACTTAAATGAGTAACTTCACCTTATACGCTACTCCACAACCTAACGTAACATACTTCGAACACAACCACTTAGGTGAAGACTGTGCTGGTCGTATGTGGTTTGATGATAAAGTACTCGTTGACTATGACGGTGTGTTTGACTTACCTCAAGACGTTATCAACATGATGCTCAAGAAAGGTTATAACATGGATTACGTCACTGATGTACTATTCGAAAATGAGTATCCACATTCAACAGGAGTAAAAGATGTCTGATGTAGAAAAGTACTATGCAGCAATGCAAAAACATTTCCCTCAATCACGCCCTTGGAATGACCTTCATCCTCAAGAACAAATGATGATTGTACAAGCTCTCAACATGACTATGCAGGTGTTACATGGCCAATAAAATTCGTATCGTAGCTAAGTATCCTACTTACTGGGATGGTGTTGTTGAATTACCTGAAGGTAAAACAGCAAATGATATCCTTGAAATCACTGATAAATGGGGTCAAGCACTCATCTACTTTAATGATGATACTGAAATGTTAGTTCAGCTTGAATACAGTGATACTGAGACTAAATATTCTGAAGAAATCAACCATGAGGAGTATGATGAATGAGTACATTCTTTCACCACTATACAGATGAATACACAAAAATACCATTCATCTGTGAATTTGAATTCGAAGAAGCAGAAATAGGTTCTATTGATTCTTACGGATTAAAAGTTGAGCCTGACTATCCTGAACAACTATACGTACTAAGAATATGGATTGACATGCCAGGTATGGATAAATACAATCTTGAGCCATTAATCAATGATGAAACTAAAAAGGAAATGTGTGATGAAGCCTATGAAGCATACCTACTCTGGAGAGACTAATGAAAACATCTGAAATAAACCATTACCTAGTATTTCGTCGTCAAGGTCTTGACCGTATGTACTACGGTGTAGCTGGTAAAGAAATCAGTTATGCTGATGCAACCTTATTCCTAACTGAAAAAGAAGCTCAAACATATGCAGACAAACTCAACACCAAAGAAACTGTATGAAGTATTCGTCATGTTCGACAACGGTCGTCAAGATGAATTTGAAGTCTATGCAGAGTCTATAGATGAAGCATATGATAAAGTCTATGAAGACATAGGCTTTGATCCAGGTTGTGTAGATATCTATGAGGTAGAAGAAGCATGATAGCATATAAACTCTTTCGTAAACGTAAAGACGGTACTTACGGACCACTCTTTATCAATCGTAAACAGAAACTAACCACAGGAGTATGGTACCAAGCTGAAGATCATAAAACAAAAGGTTATGCTCATCGTCCAGGTTGGCATGCATGTGCTGAACCTAAAGCTCCACATCTATCAAAGAAAGATCGTGTATGGTGTAAAGTAGAAATCAATGACCTTGAACGTCATCAACGCCCTGAGTCACAAGGTGGCTTATGGTTTACTGCTAATGTACTACGTATTGTGAAAGAACTATGAAAGTAACTAACATCACTGAGCATGATGATGGCTCTGCTACTGTTGTTATTGATATGACAGAAGAAGAACGACACGCTTTAATCGGCTCTGCAGTCATCATCGCTCTTACTGAAGGTCTCAAGCTTAAAGAAGCTCAATCACTAAAGGAAATCTAATGCCTAACTGGTGTGCTAATAGCCTCAAACTCGTAGCTAAAACAGCTGAACAACGTAATGACTTAGTATTCATCCGTGAAAACTATACTAAAGAATGGTTCGGTTTGTTTGACTACTTCGTTCCTTGTCCTGAAGACTTAAAGACTTCTAAGAAAGGTTTTCCAGCTGACCCTAATGAAGCTACCAATGTACAAAAGTACGGTTATGCTACATGGTATGACTTCAACATTGCTAACTGGGGTACTAAGTGGGATGCATGTGAGATTAGTATCGAAGACTTCGATGATGACTCACTAACAATCACGTTTGATACTGCATGGTGTCCACCAGAACAGTTCTACTGTGATATGACTGATAATGACTGGGAACTAACAGCATCATTCATTGAAGCTGGTTGTGACTTTATCGGTTACTACAAACGTGGTGAATGTACATCTGAACCATACAATGATGGTAGTTTCCCTGAAGACAGCTCATTCGAAGATGATATCAATCGATTCGAATCGTACTTTAATTCTGTAGGTATTGACCACTATCCTGCTCATACTGGAGGTTAAATGAAAAAGCGTACTGTATACCTAGCTGGTCCTATGGAACATGTCACTGAAGCTGATGCTAAAGGTTGGCGTGATGTTGCTTCATGGCAATTAAACCAAAGTGACGTATTAACACTAGACCCTACTCGCCGTGTTCATAAGTTTGAACAACGTGCTATGAAACGTATCTTCGAACTAGACCTTCGAGACATTCAAGAGTCTGACATTATCCTTGTCAACCTTGATAACCCAACAGTAGCCAAGCATGGTACTGCTATGGAAGTATTCTATGCTTCGTATGTTCTACGTAAACCCGTAGTAGCATTCAAAGCTGATGCTTCTGTTATCCATCCATTCTTTGAATCATTAGTCACTGAATGGCGTTCAACTGTCGACAAAGCTTGCGACACTATCATTGCGGAGTATCTATGATTATCTTAGGGACACTATGGGGAGTTATTGCTGTAGGTGCTATGGTTTATGCCATTGCTGAACCACACATCAATAATTATGACGATCAACGCCGTTTTAAGGAACGTAACTAATGCCATACATCAAAGAACAAGACCGTGAATCACCCCATATGCTTATGCTAGAACCGCATACTGCAGGTGAATTAAACTTCTTAATCACAACGTTCATTCGTGACTACTACCTTGCAAACCCTTGCTATCAAACCATCAATGATATTGTTGGTGCATTAGAAGGTGCTAAACTTGAGTTCTACCGCCGTGTAGCTGCTCCTTATGAAGATATTAAAATGAAAGAAAATGGCGATGTCTATTGATATTACTGATGACCGCCAACTATGGCAACATGTCCAGCCTAAACCAGAAGGTTTTAACTGGTCTAAAGATTCAACACTAACATACGATAAAGCATTTGGTGTTGATGACAAAGCTGACTTCTATGATAAATATGTTATCAAGAAAGTATGGCCTGAAACATTCGCAAAAGCATACAACAAGGAAATCGATATGCAAGAAACATCTTTTCAACAACTAACCAAACCTAAAGATCAAATCAACCCTGATCACTACCAAGGTATCGTAGGTAACTACCAGTATATCGAGTGTATGGAATTTATTCTCGGTAAAGAAGGCTTAAAGTCTCATCTGCTAGGACAAATCTATAAGTACCTAATGCGTATGGGCAAGAAAGATAACGAACTACAAGAGACTCGTAAAGTAGTCTGGTATACACGTTGCCTTGAAATCCTTGAGCGTGACGGTACTATCATTGGTCGTTTAGGCGAACTCAAGTGAGATTAGTTCTTATACTCGCAGACCGTCTACGGGTATACGAAGGACTCAAATTCTTAGCTGAGTTTGAGTTCTCTGGCGTTTTAACATCTGAAATGATTGAAGAAGTACGACATGGAAACTATGACTAAACCTTTTGACTTAGTAGACTTCATTATTGACTATGAAACAGGAAGCTTAAATGAAGAACAGATCATTGAAGGATTCCAGTATATGATCAACACACGTACTATCAATAACCTACAAGGCTCATACCAACGTATGGCTCAACGTTTAATCGATGAAGGCTACTGTGAATACCCTCCAACCACGAATAGTTAAAACCTATACATCTAAGATAGATGGTAGGGTTAACGTTAACTACATCTATGAATGTCCCAGATGTAAATCCCTATGGATAACCTCTAAGGAGTATAAGGACCATGTATGCAGGTTGAATCTCCTCTCTTAATCGCTGGTATTGGCTTCGTGTATCTGTATATCTCGATAGAACAGTTCACTAAAGGTAGTATCGGTATGTCAATAACTTACTTTGGATATGCTCTCGGTAACGTGGGCTTATATATGTTAACACAATGACACAAGATGAAATCATTGAAATGGCTGGTCATAGACTAGTCTCAGCATGGGTAATCAAACTAGTATGTGATGCTGTTGATAAAGAACGTGAAGCATGTGCAGACAATGTTGAAACATATTACGACCCTATGTGGACAGATCATTACCAAGCAGGAAATGAACTAGCAAAAATGATTCGAGCAAGAAAGGAACTATGAACCTAATTAAGACCGTCAAACGATGGGTCGCAGGTAGTGAAAAGTACTTTGATATCTACGAATGTACCGTAGATGAAGTAGAAGAATACACCTCAGACTCAGGTAAGTCTATGGTGAAGGTATCAATCGGAGGAACAGAGTATAGTGGACTGCATAACAAATGGGTCTATGAATATCTCTGTGAAAACGAATCATCACCTTCATTCGTAGTAATGTGGAGAGCACCTAAGGGAAAACCTATGGTAGCTTATGTCAAAGAGATCTGGCAGGATCATCTTAAAGGAGAATACAATGTCGAAGTCCCTGCCGATACTAACGCCTACAGCAACAGCGGTGAGTCATTTGTTTATCTTTGGACAAACAAAGACACCGATAGAAAGTATGTCGGAAAGCACAAGGGAACAGCTGATGATGGATATGTCTGCAGCAGTGAAAGTCTTATCGCAGAGTACAACGAATGTCCCTCAAGATTCATCCGAACAATCTTAGCATACGGTACTGATGAAGAGATGCATGAGCTAGAGACTCAACTAATCCTGACTCTCAAAGCTACTAAGTCTCACCTATACTACAACATGAGCAACAACCTAAGGAAAGATTAATGGTAAACAAAGAATGGCTTGTATCACCTAAATTTAAGGTGAATGATACCGTATACATCACACAGAATAACGCTGTGTATAAGATGCGTGTATCATCTATTCAACCTATCATTCAGGAACATCCTGTTGGTGGGATTAAAATGACTATCCGATACTACATCCGAGGAGAAGGTAATGTAAGTGAAATCCCAGGTAAGCTTGTTGAAGAGAGCTTACTATACGCATCATCTAACGAGGCGTTTAAATGAAATATATTGTTGACATTGGAGTAGAAGACATTGTAGCACAAGAGCTACGACAAGTATACGAATCATTTGATGGATACCTAACTGCAGAACGCACAAGTGTATTCTTCTTTGATGAACCAGCACGAGAACGTGTTGCTCTAGCACAGCATGTAGAAGCAGCTCGTTTAATGCACAACTATTACTGTATGCCCGAAGATAGGATCGAGGCATAGCAAGTAAACCCCAGTCGGTACCTTATAGGAACACACCATGAAAAAGCAAACAGTAGTAACCGTAGTATACTTTCTTGAAGAATCAACCAATGATGAGGTACATTTCTTAATGGATCACATGGCTAGAGACCTTAAAGAAGACGAATCTTTCTTAATCGTAGACATCGAGGAAATCGAAGAATGAACCTAATCCCAGTAGCAACTCAAGAAGAATGTGCTGAAGTAATCCAAGCTATCAGTAAGGTATTTCGATTCACATTGAATCATCCTCATCCTGATACGGGTATTACTAACAAACATCATCTTGAAACAGAGATTGGTCAACTAAAGTGTATGCTTGATTTACTATCTAATCAGTGGGATTTAGATCGTAGTGTTATCGGTCAATCATATGACCATAAGCTAATGAACTACAACCATTGGGATAAACAACATGGAGTACTTAAATGATGGTTGAACATGCAGAAGGAGCTGTAAAGCTTCTTCTACTATTACCTGAACCTAAAAACTTTATTGAAGAAACCGCTTTAATAAATCTACTGGACATCATCTCTGATGTTCAAAAATCCTATATGAAACTCTGTGAGGCAAACAATGAAAAGTCAACGTGACTGGGATGTATTCTACCTGAAAGTCGCTGATCTTATAGCTCAACAGTCATATGCAGAAGACCGTAAGGTTGGTGCATTGATTGTTAAAGATGGTAACATCATCTCTTTTTCTTATAATGGTACTCCTCCAAACACTAACAACAATACTCAGACTAATACAGTCTTACATGCAGAGGCTCAAGCTATTGCTAAGGTGGCAAGGTCTAACAGTAATACACTTAATGCTGTGCTATATTGTACTCTTAGTCCTTGCATTGATTGTGCAAAACTTATCTTTAGTGCTGGAATTAAACGAGTTGTATTTAAAGATGAATACAAGTGTACTGAAGGCACAGAGTTCCTACGTAAGATGGGTGTAGCTATCAATCAGACAGACCCTACAACAATGCTAGCTGACCCTGAATGGCTAGCTAAATCAGGACTTATCTAATGCTAACAGAAGACTGGACAATCTTTCTTCTTCTCTGCTCACTATTCTACAATGTATATATGCAATGGAAAGTAAATGAGCATGAAGAAACAATCGAAAGCTTTAACGAGCTTGTAATGCAAATGGCTGGAGAACTCTCTGAGCTAGGTTCACCTAACGTAACATGGAAGAAGATCAATGAGGAAGGATAAACGATTCCCTAAAGTACGAGTTGAAGTAGCCTGTTTACCTATTGCTGAAGACAAGATCGCTAAGGTATTCTTCAATATCCTTGAAGACTACTGTAGTCGATTCGATGTTAAAACAAAGGATGAACCTTTCAAAATCAGTATTGCTTGTATCGAGTATGCTGATGAGGATAAGGATATGGGCTTAACTATCTGTGGTGAGGATGCTCCAGGTCGTATCTTAGTACAAATCCGTGACCCATTTCTTAGTGAATGGGAGAATAACTATTTCACTAAACAGTTGTTCCTATATATCATGTGCCACGAGTTCGTTCATGTGTGCCAACACCTTACAGGGCGTGATGGTTTTAAAGTACCTAAAGTAAAGTACGATAAAGACTCATCTCGTGAGTCATACTTCTTTGACCCTTGTGAGGTAGAAGCTCGTGTGTTCGAACATTTTTATACAGTAATGTATGCAGAAAAACTCTTATGACTAAACTCCGCTTATGTGTAGACATTGAGACCAATGGTCTTATGCCTCATGTAGATAAAATATGGTGCTTAGTAGCTGTTAACGCAGATACAGGCACTGTTCACTCATTCTCTGACTATGATACTGACTTACCTTCTCTCGCTGATGGTCTTGCTTTTATTAGTACAGCGGATATCGTCTTCGGACACAACATTATCGGCTATGATCTTGTTGTTCTGGACCATGTACGCGGTTTTAGGTTACCAGATTCTGTCAAAGTAATTGATACATGGGTAATGTCTCAGACAAACCAATTCAAACGTGATCACAAACATGGTCTCGAAGGTTGGGGTAGCAAACTAAACTATCCTAAGCTAGAGTTCAATGAATGGGATAAGTACACTAAGGAAATGCTTACGTACTGTATCCGTGACGTTGAGTTAAACGTAAAGGTATATAAGGTACTAGTAGAAGAAGCCAAGAAGATCATTGGTAAGTTCCCTCTATACAGTAAAGGTCTTGAAGTAGAGAATCGCTTTGCAGCTATTGAAGCAGCTATCCGTACTAAGGGTTGGGTGTTTGATATGGCTGGTGCGCAGACTCTGCTATCACGAATGAACAGTGAGATGGAACGCATTGAAGATGTTCTTGAACCTGCTATTGGTCTACGATGTATTAAGAAAGATAAGGCTGATGAATTCAAAACACCTGCATGGCGTAAGGATGGTTGCTATACCTCGTCTACTGTCAAGTGGTTTGGCTACACACAAGAGTCAGGTAAAGAAGATCGCCCTATTGATGGTCCCTACTGTCGTATCTCTTATGAGCAAGGTAAAGTAGGTAGCATTGAAGTCGTAAAAGACTATCTGTACTCTATTGGATGGGAGCCTGATGAATGGAACGTTGAGCGTATCAACGGTAAGTTCGTTAACAAGTCACCTAAGATTACTGAAACATCTCTAGAGCCTCTTGGTCCTACTGCTATGCTCATCAGCAACTACTATACACTACGTGCTCGTAAGGGTATCCTTGAAGGTTGGATTGAGGAAGTAAAGAACTCTCCTGATAACCGCCTACATGGTCGTATGTGGACTATTGGTACACCAACATTCAGGTGTCGCCATGAAGTGATTGCTAACCTACCTAGTGTAGATGCAATCTACGGTAAAGAAATGCGTAGTCTATTACAGTGTGAGCCAGGTACCGTTATTATTGGTGCTGACTCTGCTGGTAATCAGATGCGTGGTCTATGTCATTATATCGGTAACGATGATTTTACTAATGAGGTAATCAATGGAGATGTGCACACTAGAAACGCCAATGCTCTGGGTGTTAGCCGTAAGCTTGCTAAGCCTTTCCTTTATGCTTTCTTATTTGGCGGTGGTGCTGGAAAACTCGGCCTCATCCTGTCGGGAAAGCGAGACGCTAAAGTGGGACAAGAAGCTATCGGAAAGTTTGAGAACTCAATTCCGGGACTCAAGGAACTAAGAGATAAACTAACTGGACAATTCGAGCGTACTGAAGCAGCCTTCGGTAAAGACAGAGCGTTTGTTCGTGGTCTTGATGGTCGTTTAGTATTCGTAAGTTCAGCTCATCAGGTATTAAACTATGTACTCCAGACAACAGAAGGTATCACATGTAAAGCTGCAGCAGTATATATGCAGGATGAGATGCGTAAGCGTGGAATCCCTCACTACTTTGCTCTACATTATCACGATGAATTCGCTATCGTGGTTCCCGAACAGTATGAACAAGAAGTAAAAGAGTTATCTATTGAGGCGTTCACTGAGGCTCCGAAATGGTTTGGTATTGAATGTATGGGTGGTGATGCCCACACAGGTAAAACATATGCGGAGGTTCATTAATGGAACGTAACTTTGATAAAGTAATTATTGATGTAGATAGTATCATCTACCAGATTGCTTTCACTACACCTTCTCCAGCACTAGCTAAGAAGGCTTTAGATAATTTCATTAAAGATATTATCGATACAACAGACTCTCATGAAGCATTTATCTTCATGAAGGGTTCTAATAACTTCCGTTATATATGTGATCCTGAGTATAAGAATACTCGTAAGGATACTATTGAACCAGAGATTAAAGAACGTATTGATAAGCTATATGAATATGCTAAAGAATTTTGTACTGAAGGTACTGATGGTGAGGCTGATGACTATTGCGCTATATATTCAAGAGAAGCTCTTGTGGCTGGTGAGAATTATGTAGTGTGTCACATCGATAAAGACCTTAACTGTATTCCAGGTTGGCACTACAACTTCAGGAAGAAAGAGTTTTACTTTATGGATGACTCTGAGGCTTATCGCTTCTTGATGATGCAAGTACTTACGGGTGATGCAACAGATAACATTCAAGGTTTAAAAGGTGTAGGCGAAAAGACTGCTATCAAGCTGACTAAAGATACACCTAATAACCTTCTATGGAATAAGGTTATTGACATCTGGAAAGCGAAGCAACCAGAAAACTGGGAAAATAACTTTCTTAAGTGTGCTAACTGTATCTACATGAGGGAACAACTCTCTGACTTACGCCCTCTTAACATGGAAGAACTAAAGGAACGACTAACATGGACAACGACTACGGACACTGGTTCCCCCTCAGTGAGCGACCAGCAGACGCATTCGGATTTATCTACTACATCGAAAACCTCCAAACAGGTAGACGATACATCGGAAGAAAGCAACTAGTAAGTGTCTCAAGAAAGCTATTACCCGGAAAATCAAGACGAACTATCACGCGTAAGGAATCAGATTGGCGTAACTACCGATCATCTTGCCGAGAACTCCTTGATGATATTGACTACTATGGATCTCATTCATTTACATATGTTATCTACAAATGGTGCATTGGAGCAGGAGATCTTACATACAGCGAGGTTAAGGAACAATGGGAATGTGAGGTTCTTTCGAGAGACGAAACACCTGATGGAGAACGTATCTGGTATAATGCTAACATCGGGGCGGTAAAATTTCTAAAACCTAAATCATATGAGTAAGAATCCTAAAACAAAACCTGTACGACCAGTACAGATAGAAGATGAACCATCATTGAAGGATGAATTCAAAAACAAATTCAAGACTAAGAAACAAACACAACAGCAAGCCCATGAGCGTCGTCAGATGCTAAGGGAAATCAGAGAAGAACGAGACTGGAATTAACTATGTCACGCTGGATCCACGCACCGTGTCCTAAGTGTTCGTCATCAGACGCATTTAGCTACAAAGAAGATGATACACATGGCTTCTGTTTCAGTTGCCACAAGTCATCTCCTATCAATCCCTCATTTATCCCTACACACACTGAAGACTACAACATGCACACACTAGAGGAAATTAAAGACTATGACACTCGCGGATTTCAAGAACGAGGTATCACTAAAACGGTTGCAGCTTACTACGGAGTTAAGGTATCTTACGCTGAAGACGGTACTATGGCTAGCCATTTCTATCCATACACTAAGGATGGGGTGGTGGTCGCTTACAAAGAACGAAAACTACCAAAGAAGTTTATCATCCACGGAGATTTTAAAGGGACTCAACTCTTTGGACAAGCAAACGCTACTGGTGGTAAACGAATCATTATCACAGAAGGCGAACTCGATGCACTCGCAGTTGCCCAAGCCCAGTACGACAAGTACCAGCGATTCTACCCCGCTGTGGCCCTTCCCTCAGCATCAGCAACGGGATTAATCTTAGAGCAACGTGAATGGTTACGTAGCTTTGATGAAGTCGTATTGATGTTTGATATGGATGAACCTGGTCAGAAGGCTACTCAAGCTGCTGCCAAGATCATCGGCTATGATAAGGTTAAAGTAGCTACGTTACCTGAGAAAGATCCATGTGACGTACTAACTAAGCTAGGTTCTGCTGCTCTAATGAACTGTATCTTTGATGCTAAGTCTTATAGCCCATCTGATGTGGTTAAAGGTGAGGCTGTATGGGAACAATTCAAACTCAAGCAGTCTGTTGTATCATTAGCTTATCCTAGCTGTTTGAACTCTCTCAACGACAAGCTCTATGGTATGCGCTTAGGTGAGATTGTACTGTTCACTTCAGGTACTGGCTCAGGTAAATCCACTGTGATTAAAGAAATCGTAATGGAAATCCTAGCCAAGACTAATGATATGGTCGGTATGGTTTCACTTGAAGAATCTATTGGTGATACAGCTGAGAAGTTCATTGGTATGCATCTTCGTAAAGACCTTAAGACTCAAGATGTATCTGAAGAAGAACAGTATCAAGCATTCAAAGATATCTTTGGTGATGAACGCTTAGTACTCTTAGACCATCAAGGTTCAGTAAGTGATGAGTCATTGATTGATAAACTAGAACACCTAGCATTGATGGGTTGTAAGTATATCATCCTTGATCACATCACTATTGCTGTATCTGAAGGTGCTAAAGGTAAGACAGGTAACGAGGCAGTTGATTCGTTCATGTCTGACTTACTTAAGATCACTAAGAAGCATAACATCTGGCTTGGTGTTGTATCTCACTTACGCAAAGGTGAGAAGCCATTCGAAGAAGGTCACATGCCTTCTATCGATGACATCAAAGGCTCAGGCTCTATCAAACAAATCTCATTTGATATCATTGCCTTCTGCCGTAACATGATTGCTGAGACTGAACAAGTCCGTAACACAATCAAACTTCGTGTTCTAAAATGCCGATTCACTGGTAGAACAGGTGACTGTGGGAGTACCTCATATGATACTCAAACAGGTCGTCTTAAACAAACAACCTTTGTGGACTTTGAATGAGAAGTATTTATAAACCCCATATCTACTGGCATAATCCTTGGTGGAGATGTCAGCGACAAGACCCTAATAAACCTGGGGTTATCTTCATAGGTGATGGTATCAGCCCAAAACAAGCCTATAATTACTGTTTAAATCTCAAGTAACAAAATGAATCCAACACAATATCTTACTGAACGTGTAGCCAAGGTAGTATTAAACTCAGATAAGATCTTTAATGAGGGTGCTAGACTCCTTGCACATCACCCTACATGGGAATATGACTTAGAAAGGTTTATCAATGAATCCTGGGATACACTACTGCGATACTGCATACGTAACAAGAATGCTACGCACAGCGCTTCAGTTAAACTCACCTTCGCATCTGATCTTATCGGCAAAAGGATTGCAAGAGCTATTGGTACTGATGAACACAACATCAAATCCACCTTGTCTCTCGGAGATCTTCTCCTTGAAACATTCTTACAAGACGGTCTAATCGATATCTTCCGTGAGTATGATGGTCGTAAGGCTCCATACATGGTACGTATCGTTAACCAGACAGATGATGTTAAGCCCACGTTAATCGGCACATCATTTGAACCGCTACTACCTATCACTGGTTTACATAGTCATCTCACTAAGGAATCATTCATCAAAGGCTGGACTAACAGTCGTTTGTTTCATGAATACTTAGGTAAGCCATTCATTACTAGCTTAGAAACTTTACGTCAACAACCTTGGCAGTTAAACCTACCAGTGTTAGAGGCTATGGAGCATACGTATCCATCAGAGATTCTAGATTTAGTAGATGAGAACGGTGAGATCTTTAAATATAACATTCACCATGAGAACCTTAACTTACCTAAACAACTTAACCACTTAGATGGTACTAAGTTCATGGGTAAGAAAGACCCTAAGCTACAGCGTATGCTAAGTAAATACTTTGAGTACACTCAAGTAGTTAAGAAGGCAAGGTTAGTAGGTGACCGTACATTCTATCAGGAGGTATCTTGTGACTACCGTGGACGAGTATACTATGCCGAATCTTTTCTGGAGTTCCAAGGGTCTGACTTGGCCCGATCCCTTTTCCTGTTTGCTAACAAGAAAGAAGTTACTGAACGAGGCTACTACTGGTTATGTGTCCACACAGCAGCTTGTTACAATAAATCGTTCTCCATTAATGAGCTTGGACAGCAGGGATTCACTACTGATTATGCTGCATACTTAAAAGAAGAAGGTCTAGATACTATCTCTCTTGATAAGATGACATTAGATGATCGTGCTTTGTGGGTAAATAACAACCTAGACTTTATCAAGTCAATCAGCTTACATGATGTCATTGATCAGTCTGCTGAGAAGCCTTATAGCTTACTAGCTTGTAGCCATGAGGTAGCAAACTACTTACGAGCTAAAGCTCAAGGTAATAAATACTTCTCTGGTTTCCCTATCCCTATTGACGGTTCTAATAATGGTTGGCAGCACTTAGCAGCTATGTCTAAAGATAAACAAGCAGGTACACTGGTGTCCTTAGTACCTACTCCTATTCAGAAAGACTTCTACGTAGCTGTTGCCAAAGAACTTATCAATGTAATGCCAGCTTGGTTTGAAGAGAAGCAGATGCCTATGAAGCATATCCGTAAGGGTATTGCTAAACGAGGCTCTATGACTCGTGCTTACTCAGCAGGTAAACAACGTATCGCCAAGAACATGTACGATGATTGTCACGTAGAAGGTTTCACTGTTAAGTATAACATTGATCAAGATCAGTGTAATGAGTTAGCAAGTAACCTTATTAAAGCAATCAACAGTGTATGTGCTGGTCCCCTCAAAACAACTAAGTACTTACAAAAGATTGCTGAACATGAACTCAACTCTGGAAGAAACAATATTTCTTGGCACACTCCTTCTGGCTTTCCTGTGGTTTACAAAGCTTATCTACAGCACGAACGTAAACAGCGAGGTACGATCAAGGGTATTACTGGAAATAAAGACGGTCGTATCATGCACGTTATCAAAGTGGATGTCCTCAATAAAGAAACTGGCGAAAAAGTACCATGCCGTAGGAGTTTTGCTTCGGGCATTAGCCCTAACGTGGTTCATTCTTATGATGCTGCTCACATGGCTAATACTATTGTTGGGTTCAACGGTAGCTTTGGTGCTGTCCATGATTCTTTCAGTACTCACGCTGATGAAGTGGACTTTCTTCAAGAAGTAACTAAGATGACCTTCGTAGCTCAATACGATACAGACAACTTCTTTAACACCCTACAAGATACTCTTATGGAGAATAAAGAATCATTCACTTTCGCTCAACCTGAATTAGGAAGTTTAGACTTACAAGACGTTTATAACTCAAAGTATTTCTTTTGCTAATCAGTCGGTACCTAATACCGAACAACAATAACAAGGACATCATGAACTCATATCAAGAACTTATCGCTAAATCCCGTTACGCTCGCTACCTCCCTGAGAAAAAGCGCCGTGAGAACTGGGATGAAACAGCAGACCGCTGGACAGACTTCTTTAAGGAACAATTAGCAGATAAACTAGATACCACAGACAGCATCTGGGGTATGTTAAACCAAGAAATTAAATCACTAAGTACCCTCCCCTCAATGCGCTCAATTATGACTGCAGGTGAGGCACTCCGCAGGACTCACGTAGCAGCTTATAACTGTAGCTACCTACCTGTAGACCATCCACGTTGTTTCGATGAAGCAATGTACATTCTACTATGCGGTACTGGTGTAGGTTTCTCATGTGAGAATCAGTATGTTCAACAGCTACCTGTTGTACCTCAGCTACATCAATCAGAACATATCATTGTTGTAGAAGATAGTAAAGAAGGTTGGTGCTATGCCTTCCAAGAGCTAGTAGCTTGCTTATACAAAGGTATTATTCCTACATGGGATGTATCCTTAGTACGTCCAGCAGGTGCTCCATTGAAAGTCTTTGGTGGTCGTGCTAGTGGTCCTGATCCTTTAGTATCCTTGTTTAACTATACAGTTAAGAAGTTTACTGATGCTAAAGGTCGTAAACTAACTAACATCGAGGCTCATGACATCATGTGTAAGATCGGTGAAGTAGTAGTTGTAGGTGGTGTACGCCGTTCAGCTATGATTTCATTGGGTGACTTGTCAGATACTAACCATGCAACAGCTAAGGCAGGTGCTTGGTGGGAGAATCATGGTGAACGTGCTCTAGCAAACAACTCAGCAGTATACCAGAATAAACCTTCTGTAGGTGAGTTCATGAAGGAATGGTTAGATATCTATAACAGTCACTCAGGTGAACGTGGTATCTTCAACCGTGAAGCATCACAGATTATGGCTGCTAAATGGGGTCGCCGAGCTAAGGATGTTCAGTACGGTACTAACCCTTGCTCAGAGATTATCCTTAAGCCATATCAGTTCTGTAACCTATCTACTGTTGTGATTGATCCTCAAGATACTCTTGAATCTCTCAAGCTTAAGGTTCGCTTTGCTACTATCATGGGTACTATGCAGTCTACCTTGACAAGCTTCCCTTACCTACGTGATGTATGGAAAGAGAACACAGAACAAGAGCGTCTACTAGGTGTATCTATGACAGGTATCCTAGACAACGCTATGCTCCGTGATATGTCTACATTAGAATCTACATTGACTATTCTTCGTGATGTAGCTCGTGAGACTAATAAGGAATGGGCTGATATCTTAGGTATCCCTGAGTCAGCAGCTATTACTTGTGTTAAGCCTGAAGGTACTGTGTCTCAACTAACGTTGACATCAAGCGGTATCCACGCAGGTCATGCTCCGTACTACATCCGCCGTATCCGTCAAGATAAGAAAGATCCTCTAACTCAGTTCTTAATCTCTCAAGGTATTCCTAATGAAGATTGTGTAATGAAACCAGACCAGACAGCTGTGTTTAGTTTCCCTATGCGTTCACCTGGATTTACTCGTGAAGACTTAAATGCTATTGAGCATCTAGAAATCTGGTTGGCTTACCAACGTCACTGGTGTGAACACAAACCTTCAGTAACCATCTCTGTTAAAGAACATGAGTGGCCTATGGTTGGTGCATGGGTATATGAACACTTTGACGAGTGTACTGGTATCTCTTTCTTACCTGATGATGGTGGTACATACCGCCAAGCCCCATACGAGAACACTGATAGCTCAACCTATAAGCGTCTACTCGATACTCTTCCTTCTATTAACTGGGAACTCTTCATTGAGGACCGTGATAACGTAGAAGGCGCTCAAACACTAGCTTGTACAGCAGGAGGCTGTGAACTATGAAAAAATTAACTAAGGTATACACAGAGTACTGTGGTCCATGTAAGATGATGACTGAAATCCTTAATGATATTGATCTTGTAGGTGAGTTTAATACTACACTTGAAGAGATTGATGCAGCACAGGACAAAGAAATTCTTCTTAAGTATCGTATTCGAGGTGTACCTTTCTTTATCCTTGAAGATGAAGAAGGTAACCTTATCCGTACTCACAATGGTTCTATGACACTAGAAGGAGCCAGACGGTTCCTAACAGTCGGAGCCTAATAGGAACAATCTGTGTGTGAGAAAGTCTGGTTAATCTAC